ATTATTCTGCGTTTCATGTAATCGATATTGAATCAATGGAACAAGTTGCAGAATATAAAGGAAAGATAGACCCTAAAGATTTTGCCAATTTATTAATAAGTGTAGCAACGGATTATAATGATGCACTATTAATTGTAGATAATGCAAATATTGGATGGGCAACAATACAACAAATATTAGATAGAGATTATAAAAATTTATTTTGGCAACCTAAAGATATTCAGTATGTAGATGTAGATACTCAATTTACAAACAAATATTATAGAGAACAAAAACAAATGATTCCTGGTTTTACAATTACAACCAGAACTCGTCCTATGATTGTTTCTAAGATAGATGCTTATATGAAGGATAAATCCGTTGTAATAAGGTCTAAGAGAACGATAGATGAGTTATTTACCTTTGTATGGTCTAATGGTAGAGCAGAGGTAGCAAGGGGTTATAATGATGATTTAACTATGGCTTTGGGTATTGGATTGTGGGTTAGAGATACTGCACTTAGATTACAGGGTGAAAGAGTTGGTATGAGTAGAAGTGCATTAAATGGATTTCAAAAAAGTGAGTATAATCCAGTTTATACAAACGATGATTTAAGAGTAGATCCGTATCAAATGCAAGTTAATAAAGATGATTTTGAAGACTTGAGATGGTTAATTCGATAAATTGATATTTATATATTATACAATAATAGGAAAAAAAGTATGAATAAAAGTTTTTTATATGAATTTTTTGGTTTACCTTCAAGTAGGAAATCAATAACTATGGAAAATGGTCAAGAAATTGAATTAGGTAAAGTTTATACAGGTACTGGGTTTGGTAGTATAAACACAAATGAAGACTATTGTGCAGAATGTGAAGATGATACAGATGAGTATGATGTAGATAACGAATATGATATGGATGATTTTATTTCTTTTATGAAAACTAAAATGAAAGAAAAAGAAATGTACAATGAATCTACATTAGAGGAAGCAGAATATCAGGGTAGAAAAGTTTCATTGGGTAAACCAATGAGAGGTGATGTTAAAAAGTTTAAGGTATATGTTAAGAATCCTGCTGGTAAAGTAGTTAAGGTAAACTTTGGGCATGGTGGAACATCGGCAGCGGCTAAGGGTGAAAAAACAATGAAAATAAGAAAATCTAACCCAAAAGCGAGAAAATCGTTTAGAGCTAGACACAATTGTGATAATCCAGGACCGAGAACAAAAGCAAGATATTGGTCTTGTAGAAAATGGTAAAATAAATTATGGCAGATACTACAATATACGGAAGGCTTAAAAAGCTGTTCTCCACAACCACAATGGTTCGTAGAACAGCAGATGGTAAGATTAAGGTAATTGATTTTGATGAAACACAGGCTATCGCTACTAATCTTAGAGATAGATATACTCGTCTTCACTCATCATCAATGAACTCTACTTATGAGAATTATTTAGCATATCAGCAAATAAGACAAGAATTATTTAGAGATTATGATTCAATGGATATGGACCCAATTATTGGTGCAGCATTGGATATTTACGCAGATGAATCAACAGCTAGAAATGAGTATGGTAGAGTAGTAGAAATTAAAACTAACAACGAACAAATAAAAGAATTATTAGATAATTTATTTTATGATGTTCTCAATGTTGATTTCAATTTATGGCCTTGGACAAGAAATTTAGTTAAATATGGTGATTTCTTTTTACATTTAGAAATTGCAGATAAATTAGGTATAATAGGTGTTCAGCCATTATCAACTTATGAAATTACAAGAGTAGAAGGATTTGACCCAAATAATTGGCAAGCAGTTAAGTTTGTTCATACTCCATTAGCAACAAAATCTATGTTTGTTGCAGGTCAAAAGCAAGAATATGAGAACTATGAAATGGCACACTTTAGATTATTAAGTGATACCAATTTTTTACCTTACGGAAAATCATTCTTAGAAAGTGCAAGAAGATTGTGGAAACAATTATCTTTAATGGAAGATGCTATGATTATTCATAGAATTGTTAGAGCACCACAAAAGAGAATTTTCAAAATAGATGTGGGTGGTATTCCACCAAATGAAGTTGATCAATATGTTCAAAGAATTATCAACAAATCTAAAAAAACTCCATATGTTAACTCTACAACTGGTGAATATAACTTAAAGTATAATATTCAAAACTTAATGGAAGATTTCTATTTACCGGTTAGAGGTAGTGATAGTGGAACTGAAATTACAAACTTAGACGGATTAGAGTATTCACCTATTGAGGATATTGATTACTTAAAGAATAAAATGTTTGCAGCTTTAAAAATACCTAAACAACATTTAGGATATATTGAAGATGGTAACTCAAAAGCAACATTGGCCGGACAAGATATGAGATTTGCAAAAACAATTGAAAGATTACAAAGAATTGTAGTTGATGGTTTAGAAAAAATTGCAATCGCCCATTTATACGCACAAGGTATTGATGATACAGAATTAACTAATTTTGAATTAAGTTTAACGGTACCATCAGTAATATACGAACAAGAAAAAGTAAATCTTTGGACAGCTAAAATTGAATTAATTCAGAAAATGGATCAATTAAAGGTTATATCTAAAGATTGGATGTATAAAAATATTCTTAATTTTACATTTGAAGAAGCAGAATTACAAAGAGAAGCATTGAAAGATGATGCTAAATTAACGTTTGTATTAAATAACTTAGAACAAACTGGAACAGAAAAACCACAAAACCAACAAGGTATGTTAGGACAACAACCTGAATTAGGTACTGATGAAGAAGGAAATCCTATGGATGTTCAACAAGGTGAGGAACAACCTGAAGAAGAGCCACAACCGGAAGGACAACCTTTGGATATTGAAGATCAACTTTCTTCATTAGAAAAAGAATTGGGAATGGATGGTGAAGTAGAAGAAAGTGCAAAACCAGTTGGAAGACCATCATCTCATACTACTTATGGTAAGGATAAATCACCATTTGGTAGAGATCCGTTGGGTAAAAAAGACTGGAGAAATCAAAGTAAAAACGAAAATTTTATTGATATGATTAAAAAATCTATCAAAAAAGATGGAAAACAGATAATAAGAGAAGGAAATTCAATGATGGATGAACAAAATATCATAGAAAATTAGTTCTTATTTTAAGAGTATATATTTATAAATGGAACAATGTATATAAATGAAACAAATTAAACATTCAAAATTTAGAAACACAGGCTTCCTTTTCGAATTGCTTGTAAGACAAGTGACCTCAGATATTTTAAATAATAGAAAAGGTATCGCAGAAGGATTATTAAAAAAGTATTTTAATTCAAAGACAGAATTGTCTAATGAATTGAAACTTTATCAATTTATTGTATCTGAAAAATATAATAATGAAAATAGAGCTGAAAAGTTTGTAGATGCAGTAATTGACAGTAGAGCTAAATTAGACGAAAAGAAAATCTTAAAAGAGAAATATAATCTAATTAAAGAGATTAAAGATAATTACTCAATTGATGAGTTTTTACGTTCTCAAATACCGAACTATAAAGTATTAGCATCAGTATATAAAATATTTGAATATAAAGTTAATACTGAACAAAATTATGATCCAAAGGATTTTATTAATACAAAATATGCATTAGTAGAACATTTAACTGGAAAAGCTATTAATACAAAAGCAATTACCGAATCAACAATTGAAACTCAACTTAAAAAAGAAGATGAAGAAATTCGTTTGTTGACTTATAATGTATTAATTGAAAACTTTAATAAAAAATACACAAATCTTAATGAACAACAAAAAGGTTTATTAAAAGAATATATCAATTCATTTACTAATTCTGACAACTTAAAAAAATATGTTGTTAATGAAGTAAAAGTATTGGTTAAAGATTTTAAACAAATCGGTACTAAAATAACCGATAAAGTTACAAAAATCAAATTAACAGAAACAATTAACCAATTATCAAAAATAGTTAGTAGTAGTAAAATCAAAGATAATCATATCACATCTTTAATTATGTGTTATGAATTACAAAAGGAGTTAAAGGATGTCAAATCAACTATCCGAAGAACAACTATCTAAACTGAAAGAAACTATTCGTAAAAGAATTAGAGAATTTACAGGAACTGCAAATGTAGCAGGATATGATACTCCACATGCTTTTGGTAAAAATACTAAAGGTGATAAAGAACGTAAGGTTAAATCTACTGGCGATGGCTTTGAATTAGCAGAAAATCGTTGGTTAGAATTAAAAAGAGATGAGACAAGAACTCCATCTCAAAAAGTTTCACATGGTATTAGAGAATTAAAAAATCAATTAGCAGAAATTGAAAAATTTGTTGGTTGGTATAATAGATTAAGAAGTGAAAACAATTTAGGGAAACATGATTTCTTTAAAAGAACTAATACAAATATTTATAGAATCAAAGAAAGAATTATAAAAATAGCTAACTCTATTCAAGAAATTGATAAATCTGAAAATGAGGAAAGTATAGAGGAAGTTGATTCTAAAAAAGCAGGAGCATTAGAAAAATACGCAGTTACAGCTACACCAAAAGGTAGTAATCCTAATGCAAAGAGAGTAACATTAACAAAACCAGCACCTAAAGCAACTGCACAAACACAAGCAGCTAGTTTTAGAAAGATGGATAAATATCAAACAATTAGATTAAAAAAGGCATAAAATGATAAGATTAACTTCATTGGTATCACCACAAGTATTGGGAAAACCAGTAAATTCAAAAACTTCAGTAGTTAAAGA